AGACTGCGATTCAAGGAATTGTTTCTACTTTAAATTCTGACAGTTTCAATATTTCATCAAACTTTAAGTTTAGAACTGGACAGGAAGAAACTTTCTATGATCATGCAAGATTAGAAAGAAAAGAGGGATCTGCATCACCCGCTAAGAAACTTAAAATTTATTACAAGAGTGCTTCTTATGAGTCTACTGATAATGGAGACATTACAACGATAGAGTCGTATAAGAATTTTGACTATGCAACTGAAATTAAATCCGTAAATGGATTTGCAAACTCTGACATGATTGATATTCGTCCAAGAGTTTCTAATTATACTGTATCAGAGGATAGCAGATCACCATTAGAATTCCTTGGAAGAACATTTGATGCTGCAGGAAATTCTTCAGCTAATGCATTATCATCTGATGAATCAATTGTTACAACATTCTCTCATTATCTTGGTAGAATTGATAGAGTATTCTTAGATAAAACAGGTAAGTTCCAAGTTGTATATGGAACTCCAGCAGAACTTCCTCAAAGACCAAATCCAATTGACGAAGCACTTGAAGTTGCTGAAATTACTTTACCTCCATTCTTATACAGCGTTAGACAAGCATCTCTAAGATTCTTAGAACATAAGAGATATAGAATGTCTGATATCAAGAAACTTGAAAATAGAATTTCAAGTCTTGAATATTATACTTCTCTGACTACATTAGAGACCACTACAGCGAACATGTTCGTTTCAGATGCTGACGGACTTAACAGATTTAAGTCTGGTTTCTTTGTAGACAACTTTACTGGATTTAAACCACAAGAAGAAGCACTTAGAATCAATAACAGTATTGATAGAGCACATAAAGAAATAAGACCAAGACATTATACAAATTCTGTCGATCTAATGTTTGGTCCAGTGGTCAACGTTGACCCAACAGCAGATCTCAACTTTACCACCATTGAAGGTAATAATATTAGAAAGGCAAATGATGTAATTACTCTTGACTATAGTGAAGTTGAATATATTAATCAACCATTTGCTACCAGAACTGAAAGTGTTACTCCTTTCTTGATAAGTTTCTGGCAAGGTACTATGGAGCTTACTCCCGCATCTGATACCTGGGTGGATACTGTAAGACTTGATGCTAAGATTATTGACGTTGAAGGTGATTATTCATCTACGGTAGAACTTCTTGCAAGAACAGAGAATCTTGATCCACAAACTGGTTTTGCTCCTATCGTTTGGAACTCATGGGAGACAAATTGGACAGGATTTGAATTTAATGATAGTACCAGAAGAACAACTCAAACTGTCAATGGTGGTAGAAGAGGTGTTGGTGGATGGATTAACGGTGGTAGTGGAAGGGCAAGATGGGTCGAAACACAAACAACTACAACAACAGAGGAAACTCTTAGAGAAACTATTCAAACTGGGGTCGAGTCCAGAACTGGATTGCAGACCTTTGTTACTGAACAGTTTGATAGAGAGTCTGTTGGTGACAGAACTGTAAGTAGAGATTTGATCGCGACTATGAGATCAAAAAATATAGAATTTGTCGCTAAGAGAATGAAGCCATTGACTCAGATGTATGGTTTCTTTGATGGAGAAAATGTAACTAAGTACTGTGTACCTAAACTTCTTGAGATTGAAATGACATCTGGAACATTCCAGATTGGAGAAACTGTAATTGGTAGAATGGTTGATACTGGTCTTGGCCCAGTTGAGAGAGGAAGAAGACCAAGAATTACATTTAGAGTTGCTCAATCAAATCATAGAGAAGGTGAATATAATGCACCTGATCAAGTGTTCAGAGAAAATCCTTATAACGGAGTTCCTCTTTCTGCAGTATACTCTGCAACTTCAACGATTCTGAACGTTGATACGTTCTCTCTGTCTAATGAAGTGCAAGGTGAATATAATGGATATGTTGCAGAAGGAATGATTCTTAGAGGATCAACCAGTGGTGCAGAAGCAACAGTTACTAATGTAAGACTCATATCTGATCTTGCAGCAAACTTAACTGGTAGTTTCTTTATTCCAGATCCAAATGTTCTTACTCACCCAAGATTCGAGACAGGAACTAAAGTATTTACTTTGACAAATGATGTTGACAACGATCCAAACGTTGCAACCACACTTGCAGAGGAAACATTTACCTCTTCTGGAACTCTTGAGACTGTTCAGGAAAATATTATTTCTGTTAGAAATGCAAGAATTGAGCAAAGACAAGAATTCCAAGAAAGAAACGTAAATAGAAATCTTGGAACAGAAGTTATAGGATCTGAAGTTATTAACCAAACTACAAGAGAAACGACTGTTGGATGGTATGATCCTCTGGCACAATCTTTCTTAGTTGAAGAAGATACTGGAGTATTCGTCACCAAATGTGACGTATATTTTAGAACAAAAGATGATAATGATGTTCCTTTGGTATTCCAACTCAGATCAATGGAGAATGGATTCCCAACTCAGAAGATTCTTCCTTTTTCTGAGATTGTTGTTGATCCTGCAGATATCGATACTTCTGATGATGGATCTGTCGCAACCACAATTGAATTTAAAGCACCAGTATTCTTAGAAGGTGGTAAAGAGTATGCAATTGCTCTTGCATCTAACTCAACTAAGTACAGTGTTTATATTTCAAGAATTGGTGAGAATGATCTACTTAGTGATGCATTTATCTCCAACCAACCATATCTTGGATCTCTGTTTAAGTCTCAGAACGCATCGACCTGGGAACCAAGTCAATGGGAGGATCTCAAGTTTATCCTGTATAGAGCGGACTTCCTTGATTCTGGAACCGTTGACTTCTATAGTCCTCAACTGACTGAAGGTAATAGACAAATTCCAACTCTGCTACCTGATGCAATTAGAATGAGCTCCAGAACTATCAGAGTTGGCCTTGGAAGCACACTTGCAGATTCTGGTTATGAACTTGGAAATACCTTCTTCCAACAGACAACTAATGCAACTGGAGATTTGGTTGGAACTGCAGGAACTGCTGTTGGTGATCTCACAGTTTCAAATGCCGGTATTGGTCTTACTCCAAATGATGGATCACTTACCTTCACTGGAGTTAATCTCGTAACTCTCACTGGAAATGGTAGAGGTGCTCAGGCTGAGATTACTGTTAATGATGGAGTTATCGTTGCAGGTGGAGCAACCATTAGTAACGCAGGTGGTAACGGATATCAAGTCGGTGACGTTCTTGGAATCACCACCATTGGCAATGCATCAGTTGGTAGAAATGTAAGACTCACCGTTACCGGCATTGGTAATACCAATGAACTTGTTCTTGACAATGTTCAGGGTGAGTTTTCAGTTGGTGCAGCTAAGACCATGATGTATATTAATAGTGCTGGTATTACTACCGAACTAAATTATGGTATCCCTGGAGGTGTAGGTGGTGACATTCAAATTTCAACAATCAATGTTGACTCTGATGGACTTCACTTAAAGGTCAACCATCAAAACCACGGAATGTATTTCCCTGACAATAGAGTTATCATTTCTGGAGTTTCTCCTGACATCAAACCAACTAAGTTGAGTGCATCTTATTCCTCGGATTCAACCGGTGGATTGTCTGTTGATAATGCTGCTAACTTTACGTCTTTCGAGAACGTTGGTGTTGGAACCACTAATACTGGTTATCTCTTAATTGGTGAAGAAGTTATCGAATACACTTCTGTCACAGGTAATACCATCGGTGGAAACATTATAAGAGGAGATAATCCTATTACATATCCAATTGGAACTCCAGTATTCAAATATGAACTTGGTGGAGTCAACTTGAAGAGAATCAATAAGACTCATGATCTGAGTGAGGTTTCTATCGGAAACTCGATTACTTATGATTCTTACAATATTAAGTTGGATATGTCTGAAAGGTTTAATTTTGACAATGATGACAGAAGCAATGATGTTGGTTATCCAAAACTTTATATTGGTGCAACAAAATCCACTGGTGGAACTAAGATCAAGGCAACTCAAAATATGCCATTTGAGATTATCACACCAATTGTTCAGAATGTAACTACAAGAGGAACTTCTATTAGTGCAGAAGTAAGAACTACTACTGGTAGAAGTATTAGTGGAAATGAAATTCCTTATGTTGATAATGGATTTGAGCCTTTGGTAGTTAACTCACCAAATTATCTTGATTCTACCAGAATGATTTATTCTAAGGTGAATGAAGATGCGAAGTTGACTAATATTGAGGGATCTAAATCTCTTCAAATGAGAGTTAACATGGTAACTACTGATTCTCGTATTTCTCCAGTCCTTGATGGTCAGAGAGTAAGTGCTGTCCTCTCTTCCAATAGAGTGAACGACGTAATCACTAATGTTGCAACTGATTCAAGAGTAAATGGAATCTTTACTGATCCAACTGCTTGTCAGTATATTTCTAAAGAAATATCACTGGAAAATCCTGCAACTTCTATCAAAGTCATCATTGATGCTCATATCAATGATGATTCTGGAATCAAGGCTTTCTACGCGATAAGTAATAAGGATGGGTTCAACCCAATCTTTGTTCCATTCCCTGGATATGCCAACATTAATTCCAGAGGTCAGATAATTGATCCTGCTAATAACAATGGTGATCCCGATTCGTTTGTGTCCAAAACTCCTACATATGGATTTGATAGTGGATCTATTGAGTTTAAGGAACACACCTTTAGTGTTGATCAGTTACCGTCATTTAGATCTTATAGAATTAAGATTTTACTTACGGGAACAAATCAAACTTATGTTCCAAGAGCAAAAGACCTTAGAGTTATCGCCTTAGCATAATGTATAAAGTAAAAGACCATGCGGATCTCAGACGGGATCCGCGTACTGGAGCAATAATGAACATGAATTCTTTAGACCATGAAAAATATGTTGCAAGACGTGAAGTGAATAATAAAGAGCATCAAAAGGTACAAACAATTGAAGATGAAGTTGCTAACATGAAGGATGACATTAAAGAAATTAAGTCACTAT